CTGTTCTTAAGCTGAGATCAAGTTCTTAATCACTAGTGATATTTCCCTTCTCTAGTGACTTTCTTTTGCTTTAGCTTCGTGTTGCCGTGATAACTGTCGAAGCGCCAGCTTATCACTCTCGCAGCAGAAGCTGCTGCTCACCGTGGGAGACAAACAATCCGGCAAGGAGAGTTGCGAGTGAGCATAGTACCCCCAAGACTCAGCATTACTGCCTATCTTGGGGGAGTACTATACAGAAATGAGACTTAACGATCCGTATAAGTGTCGTCGCTTCGTTTCGCAATTACAGTCATGAGTGATGGCTACCCGTTCGGGAAACTCTTGCCATTCTCGTAGGCGTGACTGTCAGTACTCTGCAACTTTGAGACCGAAGCAGATGTTTAATCCAGCTCAAGAGGGATAGCTGGAACCATTTAATCGCCTGTGCGTCCGATGTTTCAGGTGGTGCAGAGGGTACACGGTCGCCTATTTGACGACACATCAAATATAGGGCATCGTGGAAAAACGTCAACACTATGAATGAAGAAAATCAGGAAATTATCGAGAAAGTTTTAGCCTACAAGCTGGAGGATCATCCAATCCTGCCTGCGCCTAATAAGCGGGAAAGGTTGGCTATGATCCAGAACATTGGCCCGGAGAAGGTGCTTGATCTGTTCCTTATGCGGGAGAACAAGATTAAGGCTGAACAGAACGATCCGATGCGGTATGGGCACGAACTGGCGCACTGGCCCGACGCGGACAGCCTGCTCAACCGTTTTAACGAGACGGTCATCCTTGGCGGGAATAGATGCCTGGCTGGGGAGACGGAGATCACAGATGCCAAGACCGGCAAGAAGCTGCGCGTAGATGCCATCAACAAGCCGTTTCATGTTCTGGCCATAGATGAATCAACCGGGCAGGTTGTGGTGGCTGAGGCTGAGGTTCCTTTCAAGAAAGAAAATGCGGATCTCTTTGAGGTAAAGACAAACCTTGGCACATCGGTTGTTTGCTCAGGGGCACACCTTGTTTTGTGCAAAGATAAAACGTGGATGCCTATTTCAAAGCTGTCTACCAGCTCTGAGCTCTTTCATCCATGTGAAGACCTTAAGATAGAGTCAGTGCAATTTATACGGAATGACGTTGTGTGGGATTTCACCGTCCCAGTATATCATAACTACATACATGCGGCGATAACCCATCACAATTCAGGAAAAACCGAGTACGCAGCCAAACGGATGGCTCAAGCGTTTATCGGCACTGACCTGTCCGGCACTACACCCGACTGGATCAAGGAACGCCAGGGTAAACGCAACATCCGCATCTGGTGTTTGCACACGACCCACATGACCAGCGTGTCAGCACAGCAGAACGTATTCTATAAGTACCTTCCACCAGAGATTCGCAACATTAAACGTACTAATCATACACAAATTAGTTTTAGCCAGAAGAACGGCTTTAGCGACAATACGGCGGTGTACATGGGCAACCAGATCTGGTTCCTGAACTATGCCCAGGACATTAAGGTGGTCGAAGGTGGCGAGGTGGACTACGTCTGGTGCGACGAGCTTGTCCCGCAGAACTGGCTGGAGACACTTCGCTACCGGCTTGTGACACGCTCAGGCAAGCTGATCGTCACCTTTACGCCGGTGCAAGGGTACACCCAGGTCGTGAAGGAGTACATCAACAGTACCAAGGTCACCGTCAGCCGTCCCTCGCCGCTTTTGCCCAATAGCAACGTCCTTACCGTACCCAAGGGTGAGATGCCCTACATGGCCGAGAACCTGTACGGACGACACGCCTGCATCTGGTATCATACCGAGCTTAACCCGTACAACAACTGGGAACGGATGAAGCAGGAGCTTTCGGGGCGCTCCAGCCACGACATCAAGATCCGCGCTTATGGCTGGGCAGATCAGACGGCTGGCTCCGAGTTTCCCATGTTTGGTGACCACAACCTGTGGAAGGGTGAGCCGGAAGACTTGATCCCCGAAGGAAGCAACTACATGACCGTTGACCCTGCCGGGGCGCGGAACTGGTTCATGCTCTGGGGCAGGGTGGATAAATACGGTATACTTTGGGTCTACCGTGAATGGCCCGACCAAAGCTACGGGGAATGGGCGCTCCCTAGTGACAAGGCCGACGGTCGAGCTGGCCCGGCACAGAAGGCTGGGGCTGGCCGTGGGGTGAACGAGTATACGGACTTGATCTGGAGCCTGGAGACGGCGGGTGACCGGCGCGAGATGATCGTTGACCGTTGGATTGACCCGAGGACGGCTGGCACGGAGACGATCACCCGTGATGGGGGCGTTACAGTGTTGGATTTGCTTAATCAGACGGATAATCCACTTATATTTACCCCTGCCGCCGCCATGCCAATTGAAGAGCGGGTGATGTTAATCAATGATCTTTTGTCATGGGATAGAGAAAAACCAATGGAAAAAGGTGTAAATCATCCCAAGTTAATGGTGCATGAGCGTTGTCAGAACTTGATTTACAGTTTAAAGGAATGGACTGGACAAGATGGACAAAAAGGTGCTAGTAAAGATCCAATTGACGCCTTAGGATATATGGTGGTTATGCAGCCACAATACTTCGGCGGTGAACAATGGGAAAAGCAAATGAGGCAAATGGCTCAAAGCGGCTCTTATTGAACTTTATCTTTCTATGTATTCAGCTTCTTCAGATCCTCTGGCTATTGCAACAAATGTCCCCGACGTTGGGGATCTGTTGAGCGAATACAATCGTGCCATGATCAACTCGACGCAGGGTAACCTGACGATCAAGTTCGATGATGTGCGTTTTGCACGGTGGGCAGGCCAGAGTGACGACGGCAAGAAGCATAGCAACCTTCGCAACGAGGGTGACCCGGCATGGCCGTTTGAGGGGGCGAGTGACGTTCGCAACCGGCTTGTCGATTCGTCTTGCAACGAACTGTCTGCCTTGCTAGTGACCGCCTTTCAGCGTGCAACCATTAGAGCGTCCGGCGTGACACTCGATGACGCGCCCCTAAGCGGCATTGCGACCAACCTTTTGCACTGGATTCGTGACGCCAAAATGCCGCAGGAGTTGCGAAAGGAAGCTGAACTTGCCGCCCAGTACGCCCTACAGTATGGTTGGAGTGCGTTCTTTGTGGGCTGGCAGCAGAACATCAGCAAGCGCACACAGGAGATTACCGCTGAGGAGCTGTTCCAGATGGCCGCGCAGGCGCAGGGTTCCGTGCTTGCCGAACTGCCGCAGATGATTCTCGATGCGCCCGAACAGGCTGCTGCTGTCATTCAAGCTGCCATTCCCGGACTCGATGCCTCCGAGGCGTCCCGCATGGTGAACGAGATGGCGACAACTGGTCGAGCAACGTATGACCAGGAATATGTCAGCCGCAACCTGCCGCAGATTGTCGCGCTTAAACCGTGGGACGAGATCTTGTTCCCGCCTGAGACGGCAGATCTGCAACGCTCGCGTGTGATCTTTCGTCGCACATGGATGAGTGAAGTGGAGATCCGCGAGAAGATCACGACAGAAGGCTGGGACAAGGACTGGGTGGAACTGGCCGTGCAGATGGCCGGCAAAAGCAGCACGATGTACAACACGAACATCCTGCCGACTACAGAGCTTCTTGTATACAATGCGCTGAACTACCAGAACATGATTGAGGTGGTGTACTGCTACACCAAGAGTCTCGATGGAAAAGCACCATGCATCTACTACACGGTCATTTGTCCACAAGCAGCCGTGGATCACCGCAAAGAAAGAATCTCTTATGCTATACATGAGAGACTGGACTACGCGCACGGAGAGTATCCGTTTGTGGAGTTTCGTCGTGAGTGCATTCGTCGTGCCATCACTGATACTCGCGGTCTCCCTGAGCTTGCTCACACGGACCAGGACGAGATTAAAGCCCAGCACGATTCCATCCGAGACCATACTGCCTTCTCGACTCTTCCCCCCATTAAAGTCGTCAAACGAATCGGAGCTATTAACAAGGTTGGCCCGGGTGTCCAGCTTCCAGTCGTAAGTCCGACCGACTACAGCTTCATGGAGCCTCCGGCCCGTGAACCTACGGTGGCGTTTAAGCTCATCGAGCGTGTCGAGGCTAATCATGCCGCGTACTTCGGTACGGTGAACGCGCTTGTGCCGCCGGTGAAGACGCAGATGCTCCAGCAGCTCCTTGTGAACAACTGGCTGCTCACTTGGCGCAGTGTGTATCGGCAGATGTTCTCGCTTTGCTGCCAGTACATGAGCCCCGAGGAGATCATACGCGTGACTGGTGGTCAGTTGCCGCAGAACTTGTCCGAGATACACAACGAGTTCGACCTTAACGTCCGATTTGACGTGATGGACATGGACAAGGAGTACATCGCGCAGAAGATTGACTTCCTCACGAAGGTTGCCCAGTTGGACACTGGTGGTGTGTTAAACAGAACACGGCTGACCGAGATGATGATTCAGGCTATCGCGCCTGAGATGGCCGCTGAACTTATCCTCAACCAGCAACAAGCCAGCGTGCAGATGTTCAAGGACGTGCAGAGTGACATTGGCATGATGCTGCTCGGCAATGAGGCGCTATACCAAGAGAACGATCCGGCTGCACAGACCAAGCTGCAATACGCGCAGCAGGTGATGCAGGCCAACCCGAAAGCGCAGGCTGCGCTTCAGCAGGACGAGAACTTCCGGGCGCTCTTTGAGAACTACGTTAAGAGCCTTCAGATGTCTGTTATGCAACAGCAAAACGCGCAGATTGGCCGGATTGGTGTAACTCCTGTATCTCAACAATGACGGAAAATCAAAAAGACGCCTTTGGCTTTTCAGGGAAGAACATTGTCTGGAGCGAAGTGCTAAAAGTTATTGAGCAATTGCAGGAGCAACATTGGATGCTTGCTATAAGTAAAGACTGCAAAGGAGAAGATAGGATACATACAGCAGGGCAGGCTGATGGCATTAATTTAACTTTGAGTACCCTTATTGAATTAAGAAAACAGGCTAGACAATTAAACGGCTTGACAATAAACGAAGATTTGGCATAACGCCACTAGCGGGCTAACCAGCGCAACTGGTTTGATTAATTAAGGACTTGCTACCTTTTAGCATGACAAAAACTAATCCACAGCCTGATGCCGGGAGTCAGGAGGCAGACAGTAACCCCGTTGCAAGTAACCTCGGATCACTTAATGAAGACAGCCTAGCTGATTTCATTAAGACCAATTTCCTTAACGAGGAAGGGGCGGCTCCAGCCAAAGAGGAGCAGCAGGCCGAACCTGAGGTGGAGACTGAGGAGCCAATTGTGGACTCGGAAGTTGAAGCTGAGGAAGAAGCCGATCAACCCGCTGAAGAAGAAAGCGAGGCTGAAGAAAGTTCTTTGAGCAAGGGTGTCCAGAAGCGCATCAACAAGTTAGTTGCCGCGAAGAAGGCCGCTCAAGCTGAATTGGAAGCGCAAAAGGCGCGTCTTGCCGAGTTGCAGAAGGAACTGGAGACTGCAAAGTCATCCGCTCCTGCAAGACAGGTGGACGTTTCCGATGCTGTCGAGCGTTTAACCACACTTGAACAAGTGAAGGAAGAGCGTCAGAGAGCGTTGGATGTCATTTTGTGGTGCGAAGAGAACCCAGACGGTGGAAGCATCACCATGCCAGATGGCACGGAGAAGGATCTTACCGACCAGGAGGTTCGCAGCATGAAACGACTTGCCATTCGACGCAAGGAAATCGAGTTGCCCGCCCGTGAAGAGTACTTGCAACAGCAGAAGTACGTCGAAGCGGAAGTGGTGAAGGATTTTCCTTGGTGGAACAAGCCAGAGACTGAGGAGTACCAAACCGCTCAACAGATTCTGCGCGAGTTCCCAGAGTTGAAGAAGCGCCGGGCCGACTGGAAACATGTTGCCGGTCTGCTTGTCATGGGCATCCAAGCCTATGGCGAGAAGAAGGCACAGAAGAAGCCAGTCGCACCAATCAAACGCGCCCCTGCACAGCCAGCTGTCAAGGCGGCACCAGCGGCGACGACAAAGACCGATCTGCAAAAGGCCAAGCAGTCCTTCGCAAAGGACAATTCTGTACGTGGGATTGAAGACCTCATCAAAGCAATGGACTTAGTTTAGTCCTTAACCAATCAAACCTACTTAGTTTTATGGCACTTCTTACTGAACCTAATCTGTCTGGACGTGGTAAACGCGAAGATCTTGCTGACATGATCAGCATGGTTGACGCTAAAGACACGCCCTTTACGTCTATGGCCCGCAAGGGCAGCAAGCCCGGAAATATGTATTTCCGCTGGCAGGCAGACAGCAACCCCGCACCGAAGATCGGTGGTACGGTTGACGGCACTGACGTGACCTCAAGCGACTACACCAACTTCGATGTTGGCTTCCGTACTGAACTTGCAAACTACGCGCAGGTGTTCCGTATGGACCCTGTCCGTGTGTCCAAGCTGTCTACTGACATTGCTCAGGTGGCAGGCGTGCGCGATGAGCTGGCGTACAACGTGTCCAAGTCGATCCTTCAGTGCAAGCGGTCGATTGAAACGACCCTCTGCTCCAACCAGACAGCACAGCAGGACAACGGTTCTGTTCCCTACCTCACGGCTGGCGTTCAGACTTGGATCAGCAACTCAGGAGTTATTGGCGGGGGAATCCCAAATGTTCCCGGCACGTTTGTAACTCCCACCGACTCGATCCTGACTGGCGCGTCCAGCAGCTTGACCGACACGGCTGTGCAGGGGCTGCTCAAGAGCATCTACAACCAGACTGGTCAGTACCGCTCCTACGATGCCATCGTTGGCACCGACCTGAAGCGTGCTTTCACCAGCCTGCTTGGCACGACCGCACTGACCACCACGACCACTTCCGGTGTGACTGGCGCAGGCGCAACGAAGGTGCAGACCTTCCAGCGTGACGCTTCTGCTGACGCATACATCCAGTCTGTGGATGTGTTCCAAGGTGACTTCGGAACCGTTAAGCTGCACCCCACTGTGTTCCTCGGAACGATCAGCTCGGGCGTATGGACGGTGACCCCGTACAAAGGCCTTGTCCTGAACATGGACTTGATCGAAGTCCGTTACGGCGGAAACGTCGCTGCGGTGGAAGCCCTGCCTAGCTTTGGCGGTGGCCCTGCTCGCCTCGTTGAAGCGGTTTGCGGTCTTGTTGTTGGGAACCCGCTGGGTCTCGGCAAGTTTGACTTCTCAAGCTAGTCCCCCTACCAGCGACACCTGCCGACCTTGGGCCACCATACCCGTAGGCGCAAATGAGAGTGGTGTGACTAATCGGAGAGACGATTACTCCTCCAATTGGAGAGCGACACCTGCTGGTGGCTCCATGCCGCCGGACTTGATTGGCGAAAGCTGGTTGAGTCAGTGGTGTGACACCCCGGAGAGACGGGGACATTTTTATGCTCAACATTGACCCTAGTCTTGTCCCGCAGCTTGAGGCCGAGTTTCGACGCGGCTGGCAAATGAAACGTGTCAAAGCTGAAGTGCAATCCAAGCAAGCCGCCAAATACACTGGTATGCGCCACAAGTCAGTAGAAGGACTTGGGCAGAAGGTTGGCAGTATTCCTGGCGATGCTTATCACTTTTGGGGACATAAGCTGGGTTATCAGTGCTGGGACGATCCGCAGTTCTTGAAAGAATTTTGGCGGGACAACCCGCAGTGCAAAGTTAACTCTGGCGGGACTAAGGAAATCAGTATAGGATGGGTTCCATCTACTAACGTAAGATCCCGCACCGTTTACGCATGAAGACCGTCCCGTTTAGCGACATTCTTGCTTCTGTCTGCCAGCTTGTAGGGCTGGATCGTGCCACGCTGAACGATAAGTCTTTTGGAGCCATTCGTGACTTCACGGGCAGACGTTTGTCTGTGATCTGGGATCGCGAGGAGTGGCCCGACGTTCAGCGGTACATGTACACTTGGCCGGGAATGCCCGTGGAATCGATTGACGCGGGGCTAAATATTTTAGCTACGGAAACCAATGTTCCAATAGCCACGGAAGACTTGCAGGATTTGTTTTCCGAGAACGATCTCAACACAAACACAACGCGCATTAACT